TGGAGATGTTGATACTGTAATCCACCATGGCTGTCACTTCGGTCATTGTGGCGCTGTGATCTGTGTTTGGCGGTAAGGTCATGACCCTTATCTCGGGAGTAAAATCGGTCATGGCATCGCGCCAGCAAGGTTAATCGGCCCACTGATTCTGCTCTGGGTCTGGAGTAGTCGCTCAATGGATCTACGAGCTGACGCGGCATCCACTATGCCGTTGATGTTTATGACGGTATTGCCGCCCATGCTTGATGATGCCTTACTGATTGAGCCCGATCCTGATGGAATAAAGGTCTCAGGCCCAAACTCACCCACCCTGACAGCTTGGCCAGCCTTGACGAATCCGCCAGCAGCCTTGCCAGGTGTAGTTAAATAATCGCCAATCTTGCCACGAATAAACTCGCTCGGCAAAAACTTTGTAAAGGGTTTAATTTTTTTATAGGCTTCGGATAATTTGTTGATGGCTGTAGCGATGCTGGTAATGGCATTGGCTGTTGATTCTAAAGCCGATACGCCACTTTTACTTTCACTACTTGTTAAAGCACTAAACATAGTTTTAAAAGCATCGGTTAAGTCTTTTAAACTTTCGCCAAGTTTTACGCCGCCAGATTTACCCTCAAGATCATTGGACAATGCTCTTACCTTGTTGCTCAAACCTTTTTTCTGATCCTCGCCACTAAAGCCAATGGCCACTAAGTTCACTTGCTCTAGTAAGTCTTTAAGAATTGGGATGGCCTTTTGACCAATGCCCTCTTTCATTTCGCCCCAACGCTCGTTGAGAATAGCCAACTGGCCTTGATAAGTTTCGGTGTTGGCTTGAGCAGATCCGCCGAATGTGTCTGTCAGCTCTTTTGTCGCTGCCTTAAAATCTTTTGTTTTGATTGTGTTTTCATCAAGTGGGACACCAAGTTTCTTAAGTGATGTCAGGTTGCCGTCATAAGCCTTGCCCAAGGCGGTTGCAACGGTCTCAAGATCCTTGCCAGTTCCAGCTGCAATGTCAATTGCCAGGTTGTTCAACTTCTGGGCTTCGGTCACATCTTTAGTGCGGCGAGTTAGGATTTCAAGTGCCGGGCGAAGTTTGGTGTCTGAGATTCCGTATTGTAATTGCTGTTTGGTGATGTAATCCTCAGTGGCTTTAATCTGATCGTCAGTAGCATTGGTTACATTCTTAAGTGTTGTGGCAAGTTTCTTTTGACTGACTTCATCCTCGATGGCAGCCTTAACCCCATCAACACCGATCTTGATAGCAAAAGCACCAGCCGCCACAGCAGCCCCAGCAAAAGCCCCGGCAGCCATTTTGCCGTAGCCTTTCATCTTGCTTGAGAATGTCTTGGTGTCTTGATCGGCAGTCTTTAAGGTCTTGCCAAACTGGCTTACATCGGCAAGTAAATTGAGTTTGAGAGTCCTCACATCAGCCATTACTTTTCATCCCATTTCTTGATTACATGTCGATTGACTGCATCTTTCCATTCGGCTGACAAGCGCGGCTGGATCTCTTTAAGTTTCTTAAAAATGCCATAGCCAATGTTGCCCCTACCCTCAGGCGCTGATCGCTCTGGAAAGCGAGTGCCGCCATTAGCAAAAGGCGCTGGCCCACCAAACTCAGATCCAAATAAAACATTACCTGATACTGCCCCACCACTAAAGCGACCTTTACTGCCACCAATGGTTACATTTGGAATACGGTCTTTATTGGCTCGGATTGTAGCTGCGACCTTTCGAGCCTGTGCCGGGTACGGGTTCATGGTGTAACTGTTTTGCAGTTCCGATGCTGACCATGCGCTAATAGATGTCACATCATCTTTGAGTGCTTGCTTTGATCCATCATCCATCTCTCGAAAGGCTTTATAAAGACTGCTCAACTGGCGGCGATCTGGTTCGATTTTGACTGTCGCTTTACTAGTTGCCATGTCCATTCCTTTCTGAGATCAGCGTTACTGCTGTGTTAATGTCTGCGAGCGACCACTGCATGAGATCTGCCATCGGGATTCCCGTTGATACGGCGATCCTGACCATGAGATCCCTCAGCTGTCTTTTGGGCTTTCCTCTATCACCTCGAAAGAGTCAAACTCATTGACAACCCATGCTTGCTGGCTTGGCAGTTTGGTATGCCCAGCAGTCTTGGCGGCTTTGTAAAGCATGCAAGTAATCACATCAAGTGATCCTTGGCCCATCTTTTCTGCCGCTTGACTTACTGTGTATCCGAGTTCCCTTTCGATCTCGACCCACAGCCAAGCATTGTCATCGCTCACTATGTAGTTATTGCCCTGTTGTGTTATTACTTTGTATTCCATAATGGTTGCCCTGTTCCTTTTCGTTAGGCTCTTGCGACTGTTCCATCCTCAACAACAAAGCTGAGGGATGTGGTCAATACATCGGTAGCAGCGCCGCCGACTGTTGGGAATACCGGGAACACATTCCCAGTGAAAGTGTCGCCATTGACATCGAAACTAAATGCCAGTGATGTGTCAGGCGCACTGTTGGCTGCATCCCATAATGCTGAGATGATGCCAGCAGATGCGCTGTCATCTAGGTATAGTTCCACATTTAGTGTGGCGGTCTTATCTACGGTCTTGTAAGCGCGACCCGATAGGACTTCCAGTACCTGCTGATTGTTTTCGCGCTCAAGGGTAACTGTTGATGCCTGGTCAGCGTAAGACACCGAGTTGATGCTCAGGGTCAGATTCCGACCAGTTATGTATGTTGCTGGCATGACTTGCCTTTCTAGTTGGTTGTGACCATCTCGATGTTGAGTTGGCTGATTAGCATGTCGGCATTTCCGATCTGCTGGACTGTCGGCTGTGACCATCCGCCTAACATCGAGATGTTATTGGCGAGTAGATCTGTTACTGACAAAATTAAGGTTTCCAAGTTTGCTAAGGCCGCTTGGTTGTCGGCTGCATTCACAATGCAAGTGATGTCAAAGCGCACATGAATCCGCGCCCCACCGATTGCCCCTACGGTAATGTAAGGCGATCCCGGCACAAGCACAATGGCTGGCGGCGTGATGTTCTCATTCGGCCATGCATAAACAACCCGACCAGCAGCTGCAAGAGTTGCGGCAAGGTTAGCGCGGTATGTGGCTAGGTTAGCCATTAGCCCACCATGCCCCTAGTATCCATCCACTTTCCAAGTAATCCAGATACTCGGGTAAATAGTGAACGACCCAAGCGATATGGCGCTGGGCTTTGGAAGTCCACACCCTGCTGGCCTAGTGTGCCAGTGCGAGTGATCCAGATGTCGCTGGCGATTGCAAGGGCGGCTTGACGGATTTCTGGGACTAGATCAAGATCGATGTATTGGTGGGCGCTTACTGTTCCGTAGGGAACAATGCCATGCTTTGGGTAGTCAGCCCCACTGCCAGTGAATGACATTGTGTATTCGGTAACTTTTGTGATGGTCTTTGTGCCGTTAAAGTTTTGCCCACAGTTTGCGATCTCTACACTTTGCCCGACATATACATCGTGAGGTCGATCTGTCGTAATTGTATTAACTAAGTTTGTGCGCTGATGAGCGACAACGCCCCATTGGTTTTTCGTAAGTAAAGACAAAAGAATGTTTTCAGCTGCATCAGCAACCTCTTGCACAATAGCATCGGCATAGATGTCACCAATGCCTAAGACTGCCTTGAGTTCACTCAGGGTGATCAGTGCCATTTCATTGTCCTAACTTGTAAGTGTGTGGGGGACACAGGGCCGCATCCCCCACACTTCTAACTAACGCTGACTTAGGTCAGGTTAAAGCGGCGAACGCCACCGGCGACCAAAACACCTACGGCGAGGTAGCCGTATAGCATTGTTTCGATTTCGCCAGATGAAACTACATTGGTGCTCATGCGTAGGATCGGGCTTTCGTAGATTGCAACTGACGATGGAACAACAATAAATGCTGACTCGTCAATGCTTGTGGATACTGCGTTGCTATCTACATACAGATCTAGTCCAAGCACATTGCCGCGTAGAGACTGTGGGCCAGCCTGTCCGCCATTGTTCTGTGGGTTGTATGCGTTGTAGATTGGGCGACCAGTTGAATCCTTAGCGCCAAGTAGCAATGACCACTGGGATGTTCCAGCGATGTATGCAGTAGCCAATTCACCTGTTGCTAGGTAAGCGGCAGGGGCTTCTGTGGATACATACGAGATGATGCCATCGGATGATGCTGCTGTTGCTGTTGCCTGTGTTCCGCCAGCGGTTAGGGCTGCGATTACAGCTGCATCGGTTGCCTTGTTGTAGGCGCGTGTCATGTTATCGACCATTGCCTGGAAAAAGTCTGGAGATGAGCGCTCTAGGATTTCCACAGAGTAACGCTGCATACCTGCAAACTTGTTCACATCAAGGTTTACATAACTGGAAACAATGCCAGTTTCGGATGGTGCTGCACCTTCGTTGGTGTCGGCCACCGTACCTGCTGTTGTGATTTTCGGATGTGATATCACCATTCCCGAGGCAGTTATGGCGCGTGAGCCGATTGCATCGATTGCTGGGCGTGATCCGATTGTGGTGTCGATAACTTGATTCACATACTGCACTGGCGTAAACGCTGGGTTAGTCGAGAATGAGTCATCGGCTGCCATTACATACTGGGCTGAATCTTGCGATCCCAGTTTGGCTTTGATGCTGTGTTCCAGGTAAGTTGCCTGGCTGTTGATTGGGCTACGCGGTTTCACATAGGCCACTGGTGCTGCGGCATGAACAACCGCTGCTGCGGTCACTTCATCTGCCACTGGTGCGGTTGTTTCTTCCACTGTTATCTCCTGTGGGTTTTCCTCTGCGGTGGTTTCCGCTTCGGTGGTTTCTGGGTCATCTGATTCACTAGCTGCGACATCAGAGATTTGGGCATCCTTAAATGCTGGGTTAGTTACATGGGCCACAGCTTCGAGATTGGCTGATGATACGACCATCACGCCTTTCTCTATGGTGTATTCATTCACATTGGCTTCGATGCTAAAGGCTGGGCGTAGTCCCTCTGATGCTTCGACCAGTGCATCATTGCCAGCACCCGTTGGCGCAATCTTGAACGCCATTGAGATTCCAGCCGGGCTAATCTCCTCGCTGCCAGCGATGCCGCGACCTAATGGGCGTGTGCGGTCATGTTCCATGTTTAAGACAATTTGGCTCGGATCTATTTCACCGAACGCGCCAAACTCAAAGCGCACTGGGCCAGCGGATGTGTTTCCCACTTTGGCAAAAGGTACGACAAGGCCCTTGATGGTGCGTGTCTCTGTATCGGCGGCCAATACCTGGCCTTGGAAGTTAAGTAGCATTTGGGTTTCCTCTCGGGGCTAAGTCCATTTCCTCACGCGCTTCATCTACATTTATGATTCCAGCTGCAAGCATTTTTTCTAGAACTTCGATCTGTTCAAGTGGGTTGCCCCGTAGGTAATCGTCAAGATCAAACCTGACTTCTTGGCCGCGTGGCGTGATGTCGTTCATCGTCAATCTCTCGGATATACACGACATAAAAGGCTTAAGTGAGAAGTCCACTAGGCTTCGGCGCTCTTGGCTTACATTGGAGTAAGTCGCGCTGGCGCTTTCGGCGTTGATGTACCAGGCAGGGATGTTGCACATGCGAGCAATTTCAGCAGCTGTGTTCAAGCGTGATTCGGTCAGCTGCATCTGTCCAGCATCGTAGCCAAAGGTAGTTACATCCAACGGGCCTGAAAGGTAGGCAGTGGATCGGGTTGCCCGGGCTTGCTTCCACTGAGCCAGCAAACTAGACACCTGCTCTGGCGGTAAGTCCACGCCGCTATTCTTGATCACCATTGTTGGGTTTGGCTCGCTGGCCATACGCTGAACGGCTTCCTCTAGCTTTAAGGCTGTGGAGATTGTGCGGCCACCACGATTGAGAATGCCCTCGTCAATTCCGCTAAACATAATTAGTGAGCCCACACCACTCATAGGCATTAAGCCGCCCTCGATGTAAAAGCCATTTACAATTTCTTGGGTATTCAAGTCGGTTGTGAAAGTTACTCGGGTCGGGTCGATGCGCCGGGCCTGTGTTGGTCGGCCATCCTCGGGACTAACTTCCAGCACTTGCCAGAATGAGCGACCATGAAAGAGTAAATCCTCGACAGTCCAAGCCATTGTCACTGCTAGTGGGATTGCTGGGTCTGGCTGTTTTAGGATGTTTCGGCCCTCAACCTTTGCCCCTGTGATTTCGTTGTATGCGTACATGCCCAGCGTGGAGATTGTGCCAGCAATAATGTTTCGCGCTCTTGCCACTGCTGGCACTTGCATCGCACTAGAGCGATCAACTCTGAAAGTATTGAAAGGCGTGAAGTAAGCATCCTGGTAGAACGGGATGGCGATACCTGCCCTAGCTTCAATCTGTGGCTTTTCGGTGGGTGTGCCCAGCAAAAAATCTATGAATCCCATTCTCGCATTACACCACACTAAAATACATCTGTGTAATTTTGTCCGCCGTTGTCCGCTTTAAGAGCGTGTTGTCCTACGACTGACTGGCGAGTCCCAGTGGTCTTGATCCCTCTTTGATCGCCAGCCAGTCTGTATGAGAACCCAAGGCAGGGTTATGCACTAATGATACTCACACTTTGTTGCGGTTCAGTCGCGTGACCCACTGCCATTACCAAAGCGATTGCAGCTGTGATTGGTACTTGAGCAGCGCGGCGAGCAATACGCCAGCCCCCATCCGATGCCGGGCGGCGAGCGCAACTAACTAAATGGCTGTGCATTGTTTCTTGGGCTGGGTGGAATAGTTGCCTGGACTGCATTGCATTCATGGCCTGATCGCACATGATCGAGAATCCAGCAGAGTTCCAAGGTGTCGGCGCTGTTGGGATTCCAGCTTGAGCAAGTCTTGGCGCGATGTAGCCAGCAGTGTTGGGATCATAGGCCAGCACCCTTGGGCGATAGCGCCGAGTGAGCGCGGCTATTTCCCCAGCCAGTTCCAAGTCGTTGATGCCCCCCTCTTTTTTCCATTCGTGCAGGAATACCCCATAGCCATTTTCCCTTTGTTGCAATGTGACAAGACAAGCCAATTCGCGGTTAAAGTTTAGATCCATCGCCATCCAGGTTGGAAGTCCATCCTCTAGCGCAATGTCGGTCTCGCATTCATTCCAGACTTGCATTGGCCAAGGGCTGTCGATTGCATCGACCCACATCGAAAGACTTTCCGTTTTGAAAGCATCGGGGCTGTCAAAGGTTGCGGCATCCCTGATGTTTTGATCGCTGATCGTGTAACCCATTGCAGGGTTGGCGTGTTTCCATCCCTCTACATCATCAACGGATGTGCCGGGCTCGGCGCTGTATTCGTAATAACCCATACGATCACTGGCGAAAGTCAGGGCTCGGCGGCGCTGTTCGTTTAACACAGTGCTGGTCAAGTCCCCGGCATTGGAAGTCCAAAACACTTGAGCATTGGGTCTGGCTCGGGTCACTGGTGTTACAGCTGCCCATGTTGCTTCGTCAATTTCTCGCAGCTCATCCACATAGAGCAGATCTGCCGTTGATCCGCGTGGGCCCTCGGATGTGGCGGCTCGGATTGAATACTTGCGGATACGCTCGCACTTGCCATCACAAGATTTTGGGTAGTGGTGGCAATAGATCTCTAACTCCTCTTGGCCGTTGGTGCGAGATACGCGCTTGATCCGCTTACGCATCCAGTCCAGGCTCTCAGCCATATCGACTGTTTGCTTGAATGTGTCCAGCGACAGTTGCCTAGTCTGGCTCATTGCAATGGCGTTCTTTTCACCAAAGATGTAAAGGCCAGCAAGAATCCGCATCCGCATTAGATGAGTTTTTCCATTCTGCCGGGCGCAGAGCACCCCCACTTGCGACCTAGCCCAGCGACCATTGGGCAAGATTTTCAAGGCATCATCTAGCACATACTTTTGCCACTCCAAAAGTGGCACACCTAATTCGTCAGCTAGTGCCGCCACCACTGGCCCTGCGCTGGGCAGTTTTAGGCTTGGGCTTTCGATCCTTGGCTTCGAGTAGCCGTAGATAGTTTCCGACATGGTTTGTCCCGTCATTTTCCTCGCCCTGTTTTCCTGTTGTTCTAGTTTCGGTTGTTAGATGTAGTTGCTGCAACACTGATAAATACTTAGCCGCTAATGGTGTGGCTTCCTTGAGATCCCCCATGTCGAAAGCCGTATCTAATGCCATGGCCAGCCGCCGGGCCAAAGTGATTGCAGCTACATCAGTTGGCGCGATCCAGTTTGCCACTGACAATGCAGAATTGAGCGATAGGTAAAGCCCCATTGGTTTATCCTCTGGCGGTTCAGTTTTCGATTGGGTCATGACTTGGGCCTTTCGGTTGTTGGTGGGTCAAATCGGATCATTCGGGGAGAAATAACTGA